ATGGACAATGAAACAAACGAGCCAGATATGACTCTTGAGGAGGTTTGCGCGGCTGCGCGGGCCATGTTCCTTGAGTCCATTCGCACCTTGCAAGGCAGTTTGAAGGCGTTTGAGGCGTCTCCGACGCCGATGCCGTCTGATGTGCAAAAGGCGGCAAAGGCAGTCAACGACGCCTTGCAAACCGTATTCAAGGAAAGGGAACGACTTGAAAAATTCACCGAAGGAGCCTCGGGGCTCTTCGTCGGAGCCCCCATCGATTTCGACCAGGCACGACAGGAGGTCGAACGCAGAATGGATCGCCTGCGCGCCACACGCGGTGAGGAAAAAGTTCCTTGATGGGCTTAGCCATGAAGCCCTGTGTGCCCTGCCATATCTGTTCGATTTCTGGGCGATGCCGCATCAGAACGCCCCAGCCGGAGACTGGCGGTCATGGGTGATATTGGGGGGCCGCGGTGCCGGCAAGACACGCGCCGGGGCCGAGTGGGTACGCTCAATGGTTGAGGGTGGTTTGCCCGAGCAGGCGGGGCGCGCGCGCCGTGTGGCGCTGGTGGGGGAGACCATAGATCAGGTGCGCGAAGTCATGATCATGGGCGACAGCGGGATCATGGCGTGTTCTCCGCCTGACAGGCGGCCGCGTTGGGTTGCGTCGCGCAAGATGCTGGAGTGGCCAAACGGAGCGACGGCTCAGGTTTTTTCCGCGCATGATCCGGAAAGCCTGCGCGGGCCGCAATTTGATGCGGCCTGGGTGGATGAGCTAGCCAAATGGAAAAAGGCCCGCGAAACATGGGACATGCTGCAATTTTCGCTGCGGTTGGGCGATGACCCGCGCCAAGTGGTGACGACAACGCCTCGTAATGTGGAGGTGCTGAAGGCGGTGCTGCGCATGCCTTCGACGGTGACAACTCATGCGCCGACCGAGGCCAATCGCGCAAATCTGGCGGCGTCATTTCTGGAAGAAATCCGACTGCGCTATGAGGGGTCACGGTTGGGGCGTCAGGAATTGGACGGCGAATTGCTGGAAGAGGCAGAAGGCGCGTTGTGGAAATTGGGCGATCTGGAGACCGCGCGGACGGTGGCGGAGCGCCACAAGTTCAACCGTATCGTGGTGGCGGTGGACCCGCCTGCGACTGGGCGCAGCACTTCGGATGAATGCGGGATCATTGTTGCAGGCGTCGTCAGCGAAGGCAGCCCCAAGGATTGGTATGCAGTTGTTCTGGAAGATGCCAGTGTCAGCGGCGCGACGCCCACGCAATGGGGCAGGGCCGCACTATCCGCGATGGAACGCCACCAGGCCGACCGGTTGGTGGCAGAAGTCAATCAGGGCGGCGATATGGTGGAGGCGGTTTTGCGCAATCTCGATGAGTTGGTGCCCTATCGCTCGGTACGGGCATTCAAGGGCAAGGTGGCACGCGCCGAGCCGATTGCGGCACTTTATGAGCAAGGGCGGGTCCGCCATGTGCCGGGGCTGAACAAGCTGGAGGACCAGATGGTTCAGATGACGGCGCAGGGCTATATCGGGCAAGGATCGCCCGATCGCGTGGACGCCCTGGTCTGGGCATTGCATGAGGTGCTGGTGGCGCCGGTCAAGGATTGGCAGCGCCCGCAGATCCGCGGGCTGTAGCCCCGGCACTTGCATCCGCACCGGCGCGCGCAGGGCAGCGCGCGGTGCCTTCAAGATAATTTAGCGCGCAGCGGGTCTAATGGGCGCCGGTCAGACGAGGCCCACACCTTTTCGAAGGAACGCTGGGGCCAAGAGGAGACATTTGAAACATGAAATTTAGCTTATTCGGACGGGCCCAGGATACGGCGCCTGAAGCCAAGGCATCCGCGGCGGGACCGGTGATCGGCTGGGCAGGATCGGGCCGGGTCGCCTGGAGCCCAAGGGACACCGTCAGTTTGACCAAGGTTGGATTTACGGGAAATCCTGTTGGTTTCCGCTGTGTGAAACTGATCGCTGAAGCCGCGGCTGCGATACCGGTGCATTTGCAAGATCGCGAGCAGCGTTTTGAGACGCATCCCTTTTTGTCGCTGATCGAGCGTCCAAATCCCTTGCAGGGGCGGGCAGAATTGTTCGAGGCGCTTTATGGGCAATTGCTGTTGTCGGGAAATGCCTATCTGGAAGCGGCAGGAGAATTGGGCACCGGCACGGGCGAGCTGCATGTTCTGCGCTCGGACCGGATGTCGCTGGTACCGGGGCCGGACGGATGGCCTGTGGGATATGAATATGCGGTCGGTGGGCGCAAGCATCGCTTTGCGATTGATGAAAGTGGGTCGCCCATTTGCCACATCAAGGCGTTTCATCCTCAAGATGACCATTATGGTCTGTCGCCAATGCAGGCCGCGGCAAGTGCTGTGGATGTTCACAATTCTGCTTCGCGGTGGTCCAAGGCTTTGCTGGACAATGCAGCCCGCCCGTCCGGAGCCATCATTTACAAGGGTAGTGACGGGCAGGCCAGTATGACGGCCGATCAATATGACCGGCTGCTCAATGAGATGGAGACCTACCATCAGGGAGCGCGCAATGCGGGCCGTCCGATGTTGCTTGAGGGTGGTCTGGATTGGCGTCCGATGGGTTTTTCGCCAGCGGATATGGAATTCCAGAAAAGCAAGGAGGCGGCCGCGCGGGAGATTGCCGTGGCCTTTGGTGTGCCGCCGATGTTGCTGGGTATTCCGGGTGACGCGACCTATGCCAATTACCAGGAAGCCAATCGCGCGTTGTTCCGGCTGACGGTGTTGCCATTGGTGAGCAAGGTGACTGCAGCCATTGGCCATTGGCTGGGCGATTTGCAGGGCGAGACGATCGAATTGCGCCCAGATCTGGATCAGGTGCCGGCACTGGCCGCTGAGCGCGATGCCCAGTGGCGCCGTGTGGCGACCGCAGATTTTCTGAGCCAAGACGAAAAGCGGCGCCTGTTGGGATTGCCGCGATTGAGCGAAACCGAAGGGGGCCAATGAGATGATGGATGGACCAGATCTGGAGCACAAGTTCAGCCCAACCGAAAGTGGCAAGTTGCGTGCCAGGGGCGCGGAAATTGAGGGCTATGCAAGCTATTTCGGCAAGACCGACAATGGGGGCGATGTGGTCATGCCGGGCGCCTATGCGGCGTCGCTGAGCGCCATGGCCGCACGCGGGGGCCGTGTGAAGATGCTGTGGCAACACGACCCGGCACAACCGATCGGGGTATGGGACGAGGTGCGCGAAGATGCAAAGGGCCTGTATGTGAAGGGCCGATTGCTGAGCGACGTGGCCAAGGGCCGGGAGGCCGCGGCATTGGTGGCCGCCGGCAGTATCGATGGGCTTTCGATCGGATATCGCACCATCCGCGCCACGAAAGACAAGAAGGGGCAGCGGTTGCTGTCAGAGATTGAGCTTTGGGAAGTGTCGCTGGTGACCTTCCCGATGCTTTCCGAAGCGCGCGTTGGGTCAAAATCGGACCTCTCTGAAACGGAGATCATGCGCGAACTGGCAGCCGTGTTTGATGCGGCGGCCCAAGAGCTGGCCCAGGACTGAGCCAAAAATTCCATCAATCGTAGGATGATGAACATGAGCAAGACCGAGACGAGGGCTCGGGCCGGGACAGCTGTGCCTGACGGGCCCGACTCCTTGGGAGAGATCAAGACCGCCGTGGGTGGCTTTGTGTCTCAACTCAAGGATTTTCAAACCGACCTTTCTACCAAGCTTCAACAACAAGAAGAGCGACTGAACATGCTGGATCGTAAGACTGTGAATACTGGCCGCCCGGCCCTGGCGGCGGCCGCCGAACTGGACGCACCGCATCAAAAGGCATTCGAAGCCTATGTGCGCAGCGGTGATGACGACGCATTGCGTGGTCTGACGCTGGAAGGCAAGGCGATGAATACCGCCGTGGCCGCCGACGGTGGCTATCTGGTGGACCCTGCCACATCCGAGACCATCCGCTCGGTCCTGAAGGCGACGTCGTCTTTGCGACAGGTTGCCAATGTCGTGAATGTCGAAGCCACGACATTCGACGTGTTGGTCGATCGCACGGATATCGGGTCAGGCTGGGCCACGGAAACGGCGGCGGCAACCGAAACAGGCACCCCCGCGATCGAGCGGATTTCCATTCCGCTGCACGAATTGTCAGCGCTGCCAAAGGCCAGCCAGCGGTTGCTGGATGACAGTGCCTTTGACATCGAAACCTGGCTGTCCGAGCGCATTGCCGACAAATTTGCCCGCGCCGAGGCCTCGGCCTTCATCAGCGGTGACGGCATCGACAAGCCGACCGGTTTTCTGACCCATCCGCAAGTGTCCAATGACAGCTGGAGCTGGGGCAACATCGGCTATGTGCCAACGGGTGTCGATGGAGATTTCGGCAGTGCTGATACGATCATTGAGCTGGTCTACGCGCTGGCCGCGCAATATCGGGCAAACGCCAGTTTCGTGATGAACTCGAAAACCGCGGGCAAGGTGCGCAAATTGAAAGACAGCGACGGTCGCTTTTTGTGGAGTGACGGCCTGGCAGCCGGCGAACCTGCCCGCCTGATGGGCTATCGCGTGATCGTGGCCGAGGACATGCCTGACACGGATTCGTTTGGCACCGCTATCGCCTTTGGCGATTTCCATTCCGGCTATACCATCGCGGAACGTCCGGACCTGCGTATTTTGCGCGATCCCTTCAGCGCCAAACCCAACGTTCTGTTCTATGCGACAAAGCGGGTCGGCGGCGATGTCAGCGACTTTGGGGCAATCAAACTGTTGAAATTTGCGGTGTCCTAGGAGGCCGCAAGTGATCAGGGGCCCAGTGGGTCGATGATCAAAGGGCGCGTGCCTCTTGGTTACGCGTTGTCTAGCTGCTCCCCTCCGTCCGAGCGACGCAGGGAGGCGCGCGCCCGATTCAGATTTGGACAGCCCTGCCTGCGGCAAGCTGCAGGCCGTGCGAAGGGGCCGGTTTTCGGAGAATATCAATGTTTCTAGTCGAGCAAACGACAGTGCCGGGGGCATCCTTTCCGGTGGACGAACTTAAGGATCACCTGCTGCTGGGCTCTGGCTTTGCTGACGACGCAGCCCAGGACACAATGCTTGAGCATTACCTGCGCTCTGCGGTCGCCGCGATCGAGGCGCGCACCGGCAAGATTGTTCTGGCCAAACAATACACCTGGTCCCTGACCGCATGGCGTGACCCGCAACGTCAGCCGCTGCCATTGGCACCGGTTGTCAGCGTGGACGAAATTCGGATGATCGACCGCCTTGGGGGGCAGATCGTGGTGGATGCGGCGGGCTATGTGCTGCAACAAGACGAGCATCGCCCGGCGATCCAGACGCTGAGTGCAAGTTTGCCGGCCGTGCCGATTGCGGGAAGCGTTGAGATTGATTTTACCGCCGGTTTCGGGGCGCTTTGGACGGATGTGCCGCCCAGCATGCAACAGGCCATATTGTTGCTGGCCGCGCATTATTACGAGAACCGGACCGGTCAAGGTATTGGGCAGGATCTGCCGTTCGGCGTCTCGGGCCTGATCGAGCGGTTTCGTTCAATCCGCATTCTTGGGGGGCGTGGGAGATGACCCGCGCCGTGCATCTGAACCGCAAGCTGGAGTTGCAGACACCGGTTGAGACCGCGGATGGCGCGGGCGGCAATGTGGCATCCTGGGCAACGTTGGGCACGCTATGGGCGGAGATCCGACAGGGCACGGGCCGAGAGCTGGATCAACAGAGCCTGTCCGTGGCCAGCACGACAAGCCGGATCATCGTGAGGGCCGCGCAGGTCGGCGCGCCGTCGCGGCCGCGCCCCGAGCAAAGATTTGTCGAGGGCATGCGCGTGTTTCGCATATTGGCCGTGTCGGAGTTGGACAGCGAGCAAAGATACCTGGTCTGCCATGCGCGCGAGGAAGTGATCAAATGACCTATGCATTGTCGCCGTCGTTGCAGACGGCCGTTTTTCAGGCCCTGTTGGCCGACGCTGATCTGGCTTTGCTGGTGGGCACGAATGTTTTCGACAGCGCCCCGACCGGTCAGGTGCCTGAGCTCTATGTCAGCCTGGGATCAGAGGATGTGCGGGATGCATCTGACGGCACAGGCACCGGGGCGCGCCACGATTTCACCATTTCGGTTGTGACCACGCAAAGCGGGTTCTTGACCGCGAAAGAGGTGGCAGGAGCGATTTGCGATGCGTTGATCGTGGCACCCTTGACCTTGGCGCGCGGGCGTCTGGTCGCATTGAATTTTCTGCAAGCACGCGCCCGGCGTGTGCAATCAGGCGGCGCAAGACGGATCGACCTACGGTTCCGCGCTCGTGTCGAAGACAATTGATTTCATAGAATAAACGGAGTTCGCACCATGGGCGCGCAAAACGGAAAAGACCTGCTGATAAAAATCGACATGACTGGCGGGGGCATGTTTGACACCTTTGCCGGACTGCGCGCGACGCGCATTTCATTCAACACTGAAACGGTGGATGTGACCAGCCTTGAGAGCACCGGCGGGTGGCGGGAATTGTTGGGCGGTGCGGGGGTGAAATCGGCGGCGATTTCAGGCTCGGGCGTTTTTCGGGATCACGCGACAGATGAACGCGCGCGACAAATCTTTTTTGACCAGCAAGTGCCCGATTTCCAGATCATCATCCCGGATTTCGGCACCATTGAAGGCCCGTTTCAGGTGACAGCGATAGAATATGCCGGGAGCTATAACGGCGAGGCCACCTATGAATTGTCGCTTGCCTCTGCTGGTGAGCTGACCTTCTCGGCGATCTGAACATGAGTGGTGCCAATCCCTGGGCGGGCGAAGTGGCGTTGGTCATCGACGGTCAACGGCATGTGATGAAGCTGACGCTGGGCGCTCTGGCTGCGCTTGAGACCGAGTTGGATACCGGTGGATTGGTGGCCCTGGTCGAACGGTTTGAAACCGGCGAATTTGCAACCCGGGACGTGATCCTGGTCTTGCTTCATGCACTGCGAGGGGGCGGTTGGGAGGGGACCAACGAAATGGTGCTTCAGGCTGATATCCAGGGCGGCGCAATGGCGGCAGTGGCGGCGGCGGGTCAGGTCTTGGCGCGGGCGTTCAGTTTGCCCGACGACGCGTAATGGGGTTCGATTGGCCCGCCTTGATGCGGGCAGGCATGGGCGGCCTTGGGCTGAGCCCGGATCGGTTCTGGGCTCTGACCCCGGCGGAACTTGCGCTGCTTTTGGGCAAGCAGGGCGGGCAGGTGCCACTGACGCGCGCGCGGCTGGAGCAGTTGGAACGCGCATATCCGAACAAGCAAAACGAGGCAGAATATGGCGAATGAATTCACCCCGGATGGGTTTGACGCGCAGATGGAAGAGCTGGAGCAATCGCTGGGCGGCGCGCAGGCGCTGGCGTCGGCCTTTTCGAGCGAACTTAAACAGATGCAAGTGACGATGGCCGATGCGAACCGTGAAGTAGCGGTGATGCGCAGCGGGATTAGCGGTGGATTGCGGCGTGCCATCGATGGTGTGGTCAAGGATGGTGACCGCTTGTCGGATGCGTTGCGCACTGTCGGGCAGTCGATGATCGACGCGGCCTATTCGGCGGCGGTGCGCCCGGTCACAAGCCAATTGGGCGGTTTGCTGGCCAGCGGTATGGAGAATGTCATCGGCGCCATGTTGCCCTTTGCCAATGGGGGCAGTTTTTCGCAAGGACGTGTCATGCCTTTTGCCTCTGGCGGGATCGTCAGCGGACCCACGAAATTCCCGATGCGCGGCGGCACCGGATTGATGGGCGAAGCGGGGCCCGAGGCGATCATGCCTTTGGCTCGCGGCGCCGATGGTCGCCTGGGCGTGCGCGCAGCCGGCGGTGGGGCAGCGCCGGTCAATGTGGTGATGAATATCACCACGAGCGATGTCGCCGGGTTTCAACGTTCACAATCGCAGATCGCCGCGCAGGTTCAAAAGGCCATCGCACGCGGGCAACGCAACAGATAACGCAAGAAAGTGAGCAGCATGTCATTTCATGAGGTACGGTTCCCGGCAAATTTGAGCTTTGGCTCGGTCGGCGGCCCCGAACGGCGCACGGAAGTCGTGACCCTGGCCAACGGGTATGAAGAGCGCAACACGCCTTGGGCCCATTCGCGGCGCCACTATGATGCGGGCGTCGGCATGCGGTCATTGGATGATATCGAAATCCTGATCGCTTTTTTCGAGGCTCGTCAGGGCGAGCTGTTCGGGTTTCGTTGGAAGGATTGGTCGGATTACAAAAGCTCGGTTCCTTCGGCGGCGGTGCAATTCACCGACCAGGTGATCGCCCATGGAGATGGGGTGACGACCCAGTTTCAACTGAAAAAGGCCTATAAGTCGGGGGCAAACAGCTATTTGCGGCCAATTACAAAGCCGGTGGCCGGATCGGTCGTGCTGGGGGTTCAGGGCGCCCAATTGACCGAAGGCGTGCATTTCTGGGTGGACAGCACTGATGGGATGCTAACGCTGGACCATCCGCCCGAAGAGGGTGTGGAAGTGACGGCTGGCTTTGAGTTTGACGTGCCGGTGCGTTTCGCCACCCCGCGAATCCAATCCTCTGTCGCAAGTTTTCAGGCTGGCGATGTGCCTTCGGTGCCTGTCGTCGAGGTGCGCGTATGACTTTCGTAAATTCAGCCCTGCAGGGGCATCTGGACACGGGCGCCACAACGTTGTGCCGGTGTTGGTCGATCACGCGCAAAGACGGCGTGATCCTGGGGTTCACCGATCACGATCAGTCGCTGACCATTGCTGGGCAGAACTTTGCAGCCGATGCAGGGATGTCGGCAAAGGCCCTCGAGCAAACGACGGGGCTGTCGGTCGACAACAGTGAAGCCATTGGCGTTTTGAGCCATGCCTCGGTCAAGGAAGAAGATCTGGTTTCAGGGCGCTATGACGGCGCTCAGGTGAGTGTTTTCCTGGTGAATTGGGCGGATATTTCGCAAAGGGCAACCTTGTTCAAAGGCACATTGGGGGAAATCCAGCGCAGCGCCGGGAGTTTCACGGCCGAGTTGCGGGGATTGACCGAAGTGTTGAACCAAACGCAGGGGCGCATCTATCAAAAGCCCTGTTCTGCGGTATTTGGCGACGAGAATTGCGGTGTTGATACGGATCTACAATCGATTTCCGAGGTGGCCTTTGTCGAGAGCGTTGCTGGCGGCAAGGAAATCGGCGTGTCGCTGGTCACGAGTTTCCCTGAGCGGTGGTTCGAGAAAGGGCGTCTGGACATCCTGGACGGGATGGCCGCGGGTCTGGGTGGCGTCATCAAACGTGACCGCATCGTCGGTTCGCAACGCATCGTGGAATTGTGGGAGAAAGTGCGCGCCGATCTGGCGCCGGGCGACAGCGTGAAACTTGTGGCTGGGTGCGACAAACGTTTTCGCACCTGCGCTTCGAAGTTTTCAAATGCGGCAAATTTCCGCGGCTTTCCGCACCTTCCAGGCGATGACTGGATGATGGCGGTGCCCAGAAAAAGCGGCACAAATACCGGCGGGAGCATGAATTCGTGAGGGCTGATGAATTGGCACGCAATTGGTTGGGCACGCCCTATGTGCATCAAGCCAGTCGCAAAGGCGCGGGAGCGGATTGCCTGGGATTGCTGCGGGGCGTATGGCGCGAGAAATATGGCCGGGAGCCCCAGTTGGTTCCGGCCTATACTTCGGATTGGTCGGAAACCTCTGGCACAGAGCTATTGTGGCAGGCGGCGCGACGGCATTTGAACGAGAGGCCGGTTCAGGGCCTTGAGGCGGGGGACGTTGTGTTGTTCCGCATGCGCTATGGCTGCGTGGCCAAGCATCTGGGCATTGTGTCAGAGCGGCTTGGGCGGCCTTCGTTTATCCATGCCTATAGCGGGCATGGCGTGGTCGAGAGTGCTTTGACGGCGCCATGGCGGCGGCGCATCGTGGCGCGTTTTGAATTTCCCGAAAGGATTTCCTGATGGCGACAATTGTTTTGTCAGCAGTGGGCGCGGCTGCGGGTGCGGGCATCGGCGGTGGTGTATTGGGCATGTCGTCGGCGGTGGTCGGCAGGGCTGTCGGCGCGAGCATTGGGCGGGCCATTGACCAGCGCCTGTTCGGCGCGGGTTCAGATGCGATTGAAACCGGCAGGGTCGAGCGATTTCGCGTGTCCGGTGCAGGTGAAGGCCAGGACATTGCGCAGGTCTTTGGGCGCATGCGCATTGGCGGACAGGTCATCTGGGCTTCGCGTTTCAAGCAATCAACCACGACAACCGGAGGCGGCAAAGGTGCGCCGTCGCAGCCCAAGACCACAAGCTATTCCTACAGCGTGAGTCTGGCGCTGGCCTTGTGCGAGGGTGAGATCACCCGCGTGGGACGGATCTGGGCGGATGGCCAGGAAATCGCCCGTGACAGCCTGAACCTGCGGGTTTACCAGGGCAAGAACGATCAACTGCCCGATCCGAAGATTGAAGCGCTTGAGGGTGCAGGCAATGTGCCGGCCTATCGTGGTCTGGCCTATGTGGTGATTGAGGATCTGGATCTTGGACGGTTCGGCAACCGGGTGCCACAGCTCAGTTTTGAGGTGGTGCGTGGCGCGCAACCGGGGGATGCCCTGGCGGCCAGCGATCTTGCCACGGCGATCAATGCTGTTGCGCTGATCCCGGGGACGGGCGAATATTCCTTGGCGACGACACCGGTCTTTTACAAACAAGGGCTGGGAAAGCACCGCGCGGCCAACGTGAACTCTCCCAGCGGCAAGACCGACTTCGCAACCAGCATCGAGGCGCTCACCGAAGAATTGCCCAATGTCGGTTCTGTCTCGCTTGTGGTTTCGTGGTTTGGCGATGACTTGCGTTGTGATCAAGCCAGTCTGCGCCCCAAGGTGGAACAATCGCAGTTTGACGGGCAGGCCATGCCTTGGCGGGTGTCCGGCATTGACAGAGCAACGGCGGCCCTGGTGCCAAAGGATGTGCAGGGCAATGTCATCTATGGCGGAACGCCGTGCGATGCTTCGGTCAGGGAGGCAATCGCCGAAATGACTGCCCTGGGTCGCGACGTTGTCTTTTATCCCTTCATTTTGATGGATCAGCAGGCCGGGAATGGATTGACGGACCCCTGGTCGGGCCAGGGGGAGCAACCTGCCTTGCCGTGGCGCGGACGGATCACAACATCTTTGGCGCCGCAAGTTGCGGGGACCCCGGATCGCACCGCCGCGGCGGCGGGCGAGGTTGATGCCTTTTTCGGCGCGGCGCAACCCGGTGATTTTACGGTGTCAGGCGATAGTGTGGTCTACAGCGGACCGCCCGAGTGGTCTTATCGAAGGTTCATCCTGCACTATGCGCATCTATGTGCGGCCGCAGGCGGTGTTGACGCATTTTGTATCGGCTCTGAGATGCGTGGTTTGACACAGATCCGGGGTGCCAATGACACTTTCCCGGCCGTCGACGCGCTGATCCAGCTTGCCGCAGATGTCAGGCAAATTCTCGGTGCGGGCACCAAGATCGGCTATGCCGCCGATTGGACCGAGTATTTTGGCTACCACCCTCAAGATGGCTCGGGCGATGTCTATTTTCATCTTGATCCACTTTGGGCGGACGCCGAAATCGATTTTGTAGGTATCGACAATTATCAGCCATTGTCAGATTGGCGAGATGGTGCGGATCATGCGGATGCGGGTTGGGGTTCGATCTATTCCCTGGACTATCTGAAGGCGAATATCGAGGGCGGCGAGGGATATGATTGGTATTATGCCAACCAGGCCGCGCGCGACAGCCAGAACCGGAGCGCGATCTCTGACGGTGCTTACGGTGAGCCTTGGGTCTTTCGCTACAAGGATATCAGAAGCTGGTGGCAAAATGCGCATTATGCGCGGGCAGGCGGTGTGCGGGACACGCAACCGACGCCATGGGTTCCGCAAAGCAAGCCAATCTGGTTCACCGAAATTGGCTGCGCTGCGATCGACAAAGGCACAAACCAACCCAACAAGTTTGTGGATGACAAGTCATCCGAATCCGCCTTGCCCCATTTTTCGAATGGACAACGCGATGATCTGATCCAGATGCAATATCTTGCGGCCCTGACCAGTTATTGGAATGAGCCCGGCCAAAACCCTGTTTCGGCCGAATATGACGGGCCGATGCTGGATATGTCGCGAGCGCATGTCTGGGCATGGGATTGTCGCCCCTATCCGTATTTCCCGCATAAATCAGATCTGTGGAGCGATTCCGAAAACTACACGCGGGGGCATTGGTTGAATGGGCGGGCATCTGCGCGGTCCCTGGCGGGTGTCTTGGCCGAGGTCTGCAAACGCTCGGGCCTGACCGACGTGGACGTCGAGGGCGCGTATGGCGTTGTCAGAGGCTATCTGGTTGACGAGCAATCCACAGCGCGCGCGGCGTTGCAGCCATTGCTGCTGGCCTATGGGTTGGATGCGGTGGAGCGCGATGGGAAAGTCCTGTTCAAGAACCGTGACGGGCGCATATTGTCTTCTGTCACGCATGACGGGCTTGCACTGGTTAGAGAACAGGAAACGGCACTGGTATTTTCTCGTGATCCGGACAGTGAAGATATCGAACGGCTTCGACTTGGTTTCGTCGGTTCTGAAGATGACTATGAGTTGAACTTTGAGGAAGCCGTATTCTCAGATGTGCGTGGCGGAACAGTTTCGCAATCGACCGTGCCGCTGATCCTGACGCGCCAAGAAGCGCGCGCAATTGTCGAGCGCTGGCTGGCCGAGGCCAGAATAGCGCGTGATGCTGTGCAGTTTTCCCTGCCGCCCTCGCAATTGGGATTGGGTGCGGGCGACATTGTGGCGCTGGACGATGTCGATGGCAGCGTTGCCTACCGAATTGACCGGGTCACGCAGGCAGAAGGGCATCTGATTTCGGCGGTGCGCATCGAACCGGAGGTCTATATTCCAGCGGCCCAAGACGAGGCCCAGACGGGACTGCGCCCGTTTACACCGCCCGCGCCGGTCGGATCTGTATTTCTGGATTTACCATTGATCAGCGGCGCGGAAATTGCCCATGCGCCGCATGTCGCCTTTGTGGCAGACCCCTGGCCGGGCTCTGTTGCGGTCTATTCCGCGCCAAGCGACAACAACTACCAGGTGGTTGGCAGTTTTGCGGCAGAAAGCGTGATCGGCATGACTGAAACCAACATGCCGCCAGCACGCGGATCATTGTGGGACAATTCTGCGCCGCTGCGTGTCGTGTTGGAAAGCGGTGCGCTGGCGTCTGCTTCGAGAATTGACGTTCTGAATGGCGCAAATCTGGCCGCAATCGGCGATGAGGCATCGGGCAATTGGGAAGTCATCCAGTTTGTCGACGCGCAATTGGTGGCCCCGAACACATATGAGTTGAGCACTTTGTTGCGTGGCCAGTTCGGCACAGACGCGCTGGTGGCGAGCGACTGGCCGCCCGGAAGCACGTTTGTTCTGCTGGACGGAAGCCCTGCACAAATCGACATGACCCTGGGCGCGCGTGGCCTTGAACGATATTTCCGCGTTGGTCCGGAGGGGCAGCCCTATACCGATCCAAGTTTCACCACCAGGCTCTTGGCATTCGATGGCGTCGGTTTGCGACCCTTGGCGCCTGTGCATTTGCGCGCGCGTGCAAATGGGGCGGATTGGAACATTTCCTGGGTCCGACGCACGCGGCTTGACGGGGATAATTGGCAATCCTTTGATGTGCCGCTGGGCGAAGATGCGCAGACGTTCGTTGTGCAGGTTTGGGTCGGTGCCAATTTGTTGCGCGAAGAGCTGACGGCCGTGCCCGATTGGACCTATGCCGCCGCGATGATCAATGCGGATGGCGCAAGTGGTTCGGTCACAATCGCGGTGGCCCAGATATCAGCGCAGTTTGGCGCGGGATTATTCAGAAAGGTTCAGATCAATGTCTAACACCCCAAATCTCGGGTTGCCGCAATTGCTGGCGGCCCAGGCCCAGAAGCATGTCACCGTAAACGAGGCACTGGCCCTGCTGGACGGCTTGAGCCAGTTGGTTCTGGCAGATGTTGCCCTTGCGACGCCCCCGGCCAGTCCGGCTGAGGGCATTTGTTTTGGCGTGCCCGCCGGGGCGCTCAGTGCCTGGGCAGGCCAAGACGGGCGGGTCGCGATCTGGTCGAATGGTGGTTGG